TTCTTTCTATGGAATTGACAGAGCATGTTAAACCTGCACCTAAGCAAGAATCTGTCAAAACATATAGTGATGATGAAGAATCAACATTTATCGAAATGGTAAATAATGGTGACTTTGTTGAAGCTATTGCAGAAGCTTTAGGAAGAAGTGTAAACTCAATCAGAGGTAAAGCTCTTTCCTTACTAAGAGCTGGCGAAATTAATGCTATACCAAAGCAAGAACATGTAAAAGGCAATGGTAAAGCAGACGTTCTCGCTGATCTAGACATTTCAGATATGTCAGTTGAAGACATCGCAGACGAAATCGGAAAAACTGTTAGAGGTGTAAAAACTATGCTAACAAGAAGAGGTTTGAGATGTGCTGACTATGATGGAAGTGCAAAGAAAAACATAGGCTAGTTTAGTCTTCGAGGTCGAGGGTTTCTATCACGAGTGATGGCCCTCGCCTCACTTATATTTGGGAGAATAATTGACTTTAGCAAGTGCATTGATAAAACAGATACTGTCGCAAGGTGACTTTGCGACATGGAATCGTTTAAAGCAACATTACCTACCAGATACAACCTACCAAAAAATACATGGTTTAATTGATAAACATGTCCTTAAATATCACGCGTTACCCACCTTTGAAGATTTAAAACAAAGTATTCGTTCTAGGGAATTACAAGAACAAGTCTATGCGATAGAGTCAGTTGAGACTGACGTAGACGCGTATTTATTATTAGATTACTTAAAAAATGAGTTTGCTCAAGGAGAGATACTCACTCGCATAGATGATTATATAGAGAACACAGTAACACTCGCAGACGCACAAGAAAACATAGACAGTCTGCAAGAATTAGTTGTCCAAGTTCAAGATAGAGTCGATACAAAAGACGAAGATGAAGCTATGGACACAGTAGAACTATTCGACTCGGAAGAAGATATTTCAAGTCGTTTAGCTTTAGGATTAAATCAAGATTATGATTTATCCTATAAATTTTCTCCCAAAGATTTGGTCGTTGTCGGCGCTAAACGTGGTGGAGGTAAATCATTTACACTTTGTAATATTGCAAGAGCAGTTCAGGAAACTGGCAAGTCTGCACTTTACTTTACTATTGAGATGGACACTCGACAGATTCTGCAAAGAATTGTTAGTATGAGTGCTGATATTCCTCTTGGTAGATTGATTGAAAGAAATCTGTATGAAGATGAGTGGCAGAAAGTTGCAAAGTGGTGGTCAGTTCGTTTTGATAATGGGGAAGAACACTATAGTAATTATTTGAAAGAAAAAGATTTTGATAAGTTCCATAGAGTTCTCACAAGAGAGAAGTTCAAGAGAACAAATCAAATTGATGTAGTTTATGACCCCGCCCTCACAGTTGCTAAGATTATTAGCACAGTAAGACAGAAACGAGCAGAATATGATGATTTAGGTATCATTGTAGTAGATTATCTAAACCAAGTTAAGCGTCACAACGCTCCAGGTCGTTCAGGACAATATGATTGGACAGAGCAGATTGAAATATCGAAAGCACTAAAGTATCTAGCACAAGATGAAAATGTACTTGTTGCTTCTGCTGTTCAAACAAATGATAACAACCAAGTAAGATTTTCACGAGGTATTTATGATGCAGTTGATGCTGCTTATCAGATAACTCATTGGGGTGACCAACATAATGCAATAAAACTTACTTGTGAAAAAATGAGGAGTGCTAAAATGGCAGGATTTGTTAGTGAAATAAATTGGGAGACACTAAAGATTGGACCTCATACAGTAATGGACCCCGATGAAAAAGCAGAGTTAAAAGAAACACTAGAAACAAACGAAGACGTACATGATTTATAGGGGGTGTAGCTCAGTTGGGAGAGCAACTGCCTTGCACGCAGTAGGTCGCAAGTTCGACTCTTGTCACCTCCACCAAAGCGGAATTAGTATAAAGGCAATTATGACTGGCTTCCAACCAGTAGATATCAGTTCGATTCTGATATTCCGCTCCAGATAATACAAAAGGAGTAAGATGATAGATTTAATAAATAAAGTTGTAGAATGGCACGAAGATAGAAACCTTATAGATGGTGCTAGCGATAAAGACCAAGTACTAAAATTAGTTCAAGAAGTAGGAGAACTATCTGATAGTGTATGTAAACAACAAGATGTAAAAGATGATATTGGAGATTGTTTAGTAATCTTAATCAATATCGCAGCTAGAAACAGTACTAATTTACAGGAGTGTTTAGAGGTTGCGTATGATGACATAAAAGATAGAAAAGGCAAAATGGTTGATGGTATCTTCATTAAGGATTGCTAAAAATATTACTTGACAAAAAGTTAAAAATCGAGTATAATATATATTATGATTGCAGTAGACTTATTAACAGAAAAAGGCATAGATTATAAACTACAAGGTAAGGACGCAGTAATAAAGTGTCTAAATCCTGAGCATGATGACACTAATCCTAGTTTAAGGGTAGATCGCATCACAGGTCAAATGCATTGTTTTTCTTGCGGATTTAAAGGTAATATATTTACCCACTTCGGTTCGCCTGCAACAAGTTTAGAAATAAAAATACATAAATTAAAAGAAAAGATAGAACAAAAGAGAGCAGAATCAGTTGGTATTCAACTGCCCGAAGAAAGAATTATGTGGGACGCTCCATTTAGAAATATAGGAAAAGATACACTAAAAATATGGCAAGCCTTTACTTGGAATGTGCCTAAATTTGAGGGAAGGATAGTTTTTCCAATTCGTGACTTAACAGGTAAAACTGTTGGACTAATCGGCAGATTGATTAGTAATAATATGATAGGAGAGAGTCAACCTAAGTATTACATCTATCCAGTAGGTGTACAGTTGCCTTTCTGTCCTGCCAAGCCCAAACTAATACAGAACAGGGCAATATTGGTAGAGGGTATATTTGATGCCCTAAATCTTTGGGATAAAGGCCTAAAGAACACCGTGTGCTGTTTCGGCACAAAACAAATGAATTGGGTAAAATTATCCCTACTCAAAATGCAAGGGGTAACTGGTATAGATATAATGTTTGATGGAGATGACGCAGGACGTCAGGCTTCACAAGAAATAAAAGGTCTTGCAGAGAAGATGGACTTGTCAGTCAAGATAGTAAGATTACGAGATAGTCAAGACCCTGGCAATTTAACAAAAGAACAAATAGGAGAGATAAAGAGAGTATTATATGGCTAATATAGCATTAATTGAAACAACACCAAGTTCAACTGACTTTCATCGTTGGTTTGACTTTGAATTTGATAGATATGCTCTATCAACAGCAAAAAAGAAAAAAATACTAAAGTCTGATGTTGATATACAAATCAATGAAGATGAGTATGATTTCTTTATTCTAGTAGGCTCAGAGCCTTTTAAATATTTTACTAAGAGAACATCAATCACAGCAGAGAATGGTAGACTTATAGATGATAAGTATTTACCCATAATTAATCCTGCTATGATTACTTTTAGACCTGAAGCTAAGAAAGCTTTTGAAGAAGCAGTACAAAATATAAAAGATTATATATCTGGTGATTTGAAAGTTGTAGAGATACCCGAAGAATATAAAATAGGAATAGAAAATACACAAGAGGCATATGTTTTTCTAACGAGTGCAATAGTATCTGATTCTGAATATATTTCTCTTGACTGTGAGACAAGTGCATTATATCCACGAGATGGATATATGATAGGTTTCTCAGTATCTTATGAACATAATGGAAAACAACAAGGAGCATATATCTCTACAGATTGTATTGACAAACAATGTGAAGAGTATATGCAACAACTCTTTGAGAAAAAGATAGTAGTATTTCATAATGCAAAGTTTGACTTGGCATGGTTTGAGTATCATTTCAACTTTAATTTTCCTAGATTTGAAGATACAATGCTTCAACATTATTTACTAGACGAGCAACCAGGAACACATGGACTAAAAACTCTTGCAATGAAACATACAGATTATGGAGAGTATGAACAAAACTTATATCAATGGATTGATAATTATAGAAAACAACATGGTATACTAAAAGATGACTTTAGTTGGGATTTAGTTCCTTTTGATGTAATGAAAGACTATGCTGCAATGGACGCAGTTGTAACTCTAACTTTATTTCATAAATTTAAAAAAGCATTAGATACAAATAGTAAACTAACTTGGGTTTATAGAAATGTTTTATTACCAGGCTGTCGTTTTCTTTGTGATATAGAAAGTAATGGTGTGCCATTCGATAAAGAAAGATTACAAAAAAGTTCTATTTTGATGCAAGAACAGATTGATGACGCAGTTAATAAACTACAATCTTATGAAGCTGTAGAAAGATTTATAAAAGATAGAGGAGAGTTTAATCCTAATTCTACAGTTCAATTACGAAGTCTATTATTTGATTATATTGGATTAGAGCCAACAGGTAAAAAGACAGGAACAGGAGCTGATTCAACTGATGCAGAAGTTCTTACTCAGTTGGGAGAACAACATGAAATACCAAAACTTATTTTAGAAGTTAGACAAAATGTAAAAGTAAGAAATACTTACTTAGAGAAGATATTACCTGCTCTTGATAAAGACGAAAGACTAAGAACAGGATTTAATTTACACGGAACAACATCAGGACGATTATCGTCTAGTGGTAAACTAAATATGCAACAAATACCACGAGATAACCCTATTGTAAAGGGTTGTATAAAAGCAAAAGAAGGACACAAAATTGTTGCAATGGATTTAACAACAGCAGAAGTATATTGTGCAGCTGTATTAGCTAAAGATGAGGAGTTAATGAATGTATTTAGACAGGGTGGCAACTTTCACTCGGCTATTGCAAAACAAGTATTTAAACTACCTTGTGAAGTAGAAGAAGTTGCAGAATTATATGGAGATAGAAGACAACAGGCTAAAGCTGTTACATTCGGTATAATGTATGGAGCTGGCCCACAAAAGATTAGTTGGCAAGTATCAAAAGATAGTGGAAAAGAGTTTTCAGTAGGAGAGGCAAGTAGAGTTATTACACAATACTTTGATATGTTTAAAAACCTTAAAAAATGGCTTTCAATTAATCAACAATTTATTAGAGACAACGCATTTATATATTCTTTCTTTGGTAGAAAAAGAAGATTACCAAATGCAAAATCAAAAGACCAAGGTATCGCATCACATGAAGTAAGGAGTGGTATTAACTTCTTAGTTCAGTCGGTAGCCTCAGATGTCAATTTGCTTGCCGCTATTGAAATGAATGAGTATATTAAGAAGTCGGGTTCTAAAGCTAGAATATTTGCTTTAGTTCACGACTCAATACTCGCAGAAGTTCCAGAGAACGAGATAGAAACATATAGTGCAAAACTGAAAGAATGTGTAGGGAGAGATAGAGGAGTAAGTATTGCAGGTTGCCCAATCGGTTGTG